TTTCTCAGGCTAATGACAAGATTGGCATTTGGGATCTCATGTTTCTGGCTTATAACGCTTACAAGCGAGAGAACGCTGGAAAGCCTGTTAAGTCTTACGACATTTGGTCTGAGACCGTTGCTGACGTAACAGTTGGAGACGATAGCCCAAAAGCCACCAACCAGGAAGCATAAGGCGGATCCTCGTTAATCTAGCGATAGAGACGGGGATACCGATGCAATACTGGGAGGATGCAGACGACATTTTAACCGCGATAGAAATACTGAAGGAGCGATCGGATGGCAGATGAAGTCAAGATCGCTTATGACAAAACAGATCTACGCGGTATTACCAGGGCTTTCAAAGGTATGTCAGATGAAGCCGTTGAAGCTGCTAAAAAGGAAAGTTCTAATCTTGCTGAATACGCTTCTCAACAGATTAAGATCGCAGCAGCGACTCGTACGGTTTCAGGTACTGCTGCTAGGCGTATTGCTGATGGAGTTAAGGTAAGCAAGACGTCAAAGATTGGTGAGTTCAGTTACGGCTTTGCTCGCCAGAAGTTCAGCGGTGGCGGTTCAACTCTTGACCTACTTTACGGTATGGAGTTTGGATCTAATAGATTTAAGCAGTTCCCAAAGCGTACGCCTAACAAGGGCAGAGGCAATTCGGGTTATTTTATTTACCCAACTTTGCGTCAGATTCAGCCTCAGTTAGTACAGAAGTGGGAAGAAGCATTTAGTCAGATTTTGAAGGAGTGGGATTAATGGCAGGTAATAGAACCCTTAAACTCTCGATCCTTGCTGACGTTGATGATCTCAATAAGAAGTTAAAAGCTGCTAATGGCGATGTTGAAACATCTGCTACTGGCATGGAAAAGTTTGGCAAGATGGCGAGCGCGGCATTTGCTGCTGCTGCCGTCGCAGCTGCTGCTTATGCAGTTAAAATCGGCGTTGATGGCGTTAAAGCTGCAATTGCTGATGAACAATCACAATTAAAACTTGCTCAATCTTTAGAAAAAGCAACAGGCGCTACCAAAGATCAGATTGCTGCAACTGAGCAGTCCATCGATAAGATGGCTCGCGCTACAGGCGTAGCAGACGATCAACTCCGTCCGGCTCTGGCGAGATTGGCTTTGAGTACAAACTCAACTAGTAAGGCTCAGGAATTACTTGCTCTTGCTCTTGACATCTCAACCCAGACAGGCAAACCACTTGAAGGCGTAGCCAATGCTTTAGGTAAGGCTTATGATGGCAACACCGCAGCCCTTGGCAAGTTAGGTATCGGCTTATCTAGCGCCGAGTTGAAGGCGATGTCATTTACTGATGTTCAACAGAAACTGACTGATCTCTTTGGAGGCGCAGCTGCTGCCAATGCTGAGACATTTCAGGGTCGCATGGATCGTCTTAAAGTGGCGTTTGATGAAGGCGTTGAGACAATCGGAGTTAAGTTACTTCCTATTATTGAAAAGTTATTAGGCTTTGTTTTAGATAAAGTTATTCCAGGGTTTAACAACTTCATTAAACTCTTTGACCCACTCAAAAAGGTAGTTGAAGATAACAAAGAAACTTTTGCAGCCTTTGGCGCATTTATCGTTGATTACATCGTTCCAGTCATTACTCAGAAGTTAGGTGCTGCAATCTCATTTGTTGCAACGGTTGCCAATGCTGTATTACCAATTATCGGTGGAGTTATTAAAATGATTTCCAGCATGGTATCAGTTGCCATCGATGGAATTAATGCTCTTATCAGGGCGTACAACGCTATTCCATTATTGCCGAACATCCCAACTATTTCTAAGCCATCATTTACACAGCCGACAGTATCAGCGCCAAAGGTAAGCACACCAACCTACACAGCGCCAACTATTGCAGGTGCTGGTGGTGGATCAACAGGAACAACTGGAACGACATCCGGTACGAGTTCAGTAGCCAAAGTTGCATCAACCGCAGCTGCTGCATCAGTTGCTGCTGGTTCATTCGATGTCGGACGATTCCGCATGGCTGAAAACGCATCAATGGCTCCCGTCTATAACATCAACGTAACCGGAGCCTTGGACAAAGAAGGCGTTGCCCGTCAGATCGTTGAGATTATTAACGAATCCTCATACCGTGGTGGCGGTGGCCCTGGATCGGCTCTAATCGCATGAGTCAATGGACTCCTGAATGGCAGGTCACGATCAACGGTGGAGGCGATTACACCAACCTCACCTTATCTAACCTTACGATCACTTCTGGCCGTCAAGACATTTACTCTCAGCCTTATGCAGGTTATTGCAATGTTGAGATTATTAACCTGGATTTATCGCCTATCGAGATTGATGTCAATGACCAGATCAACATTAAGGTCAAAGACTCGACTGGCACTTTTGTAAACCTTTTCGGTGGCTATGTCACAGACATCGATGTAGAGGTCACTCAGGCCTCATCTACGGCCATTTCAGAGCGAGTCAAGGTAGTTGCCTTGGGTGCTTTATCAAAACTGCCTAAGACTCTTACAGAGGGCGTTTTAAGCAAAGATTTTGATGGCGATCAGATTTACACGATTCTTAGTGAAGCCTTGTTTGATACTTGGAATGAAGTGCCAGCAGCTACAACTTGGGCTGGATACAACGCAACTACAACCTGGGCTAATGCGGGAAACTCTGGCCTTGGCGAGATTGACCAACCAGGTGATTACGAATTAGCAGCTCGATCTGCAAACACAACAGACATTTACAGTCTTGTGTCCTCTTTGGCCACATCTGGACTTGGATACCTTTACGAGGATTCAGAGGGCAGAATCGGTTATGCCGATAGCACCCATAGGAGAGATTATTTAGCAACTAACGGTTATGTGGATCTAACTGGTTCTCATGCGTTGGCTCGCGGTATTAGAACCTCAAAGCGTTCAGGCGATGTGCGCAACAATGTGACAATTACCTATAAGGCTAACGCTCAGGAATCTGCATCTGATGCGGCATCAATCGCTAATTATGGCCAACAGTCTTACGAGATCACTACTTCATTAGAGCATAATTACGATGCTTTAGACCAGGCTGAGTTCTATTTAGCATTACGCGCTTTCCCAGAGGCTCAATTCAAGTCAATTACTTTTCCACTTGCAAGCCCTGAGATCGATGACAACGATAGAGATGCCTTGCTAGAGGTGTTTATGGGCTTACCTGTAAACATCGTTGATTTACCATCAAACATCACTAACGGGCAATTCCAGGGCTTTGTTGAGGGATGGACTTTTAGCGCTGGTTATAATGCTCTTTACTTAACTTTAACTGTCTCGCCAACGGCTTACAGCATCCAGTCCACACGTTGGAACGGAGTCTCAGGAGCCGAGACATGGAACACATTAAGCCCAACACTAGAATGGATTGACGCTACAATAGTAGCCTGATAAAGGAGAAACATGGCAACGACAACTAACTACGCTTGGGAAACCCCAGACGATACCGACCTCGTCAAAGATGGCGCAGCTGCTATTCGTACGCTCGGCTCCTCTGTTGATACAACCACAAAGGCACTTAACCCATCGACAACTCTTGGCGACATCGAGTATCGATCAGCAACTGCCAACACAAACACTCGTTTAGGCATTGGTACGACAGGACAGGTTTTAGCCGTTAGCGGTGGTGTTCCAGCATGGACAACTCCAGCAGTTTCAGCGAGCGGATTAAATCTCATTACACCAACAAGCATTGCAAACAGCGGTGGAAGTGCATCATTAACTGGTGCATTGACAACTGCATCAGCAGTTACATCAGTTTCAGTCAATGGCGTTTTTACTAGCACATACACGAATTACATGGTTGTTGTTTATGAAGTAACTACAGGAAACTCACAAGCTGTAAACATGCGTTTGCGCGCATCAGGCACAGACACTTCTGGAACTAGTTACAAGTACGGGCAATCTTATGCACTTTACACTGGCACAGCGGGTGCGGGTGGATCTAATGGCGGATCATCTTTTGATGTAACTGGTTCAACTGCAACTGGTGAGAACTCTGCAATTATTTACATGACGAATCCGCAAGCAGCAAAGAACACAAGTTTTTTCGCCAATGCAGTCAGATACGATGCTGCTGGATTCCAGGCTGGTCGTTTAGAAAACACAACACAATACGATGGATTCACTTTATTTGTTGGTGGAAGCAATGTAACACTTAAAGTACTTGTCTATGGAATTGCAAACTAAGGGGAAACAATGGCTGACATAATCGAAACATTCGCAGACGGAACAGTCGTTGAGCGTAACTTTACTGCTGAGGAAAAAGCGCAAAGAGCAAAAGATTTGGCAGAAGCAGAAGCAAGAGAAGCTGCAAAATTAAAGGCAATAGCCGATAGAGAAGCAGCTCAGGCAAAACTTGCTGAACTTGGTTTGACAACAGATGATCTAAAGGCGCTCGGACTGTAAGTGAAACCGCGTTTATCAAAGTCAGTTGTCCAACTAAGAGAACAGGCAGACGATGCTTATCCAGATCGCAAGCGTGACTCAGATGGAACAATCGGAGACTTGCGCCATTCCAACCGGAAAAGCGATCATAACCCTGACCCTGATTCAGGGATTGTCCGCGCTCTCGATCTCGATGCTGATTTCACAAAGTCATCCGCCACGGCTCATTACATTGCCGATCAGATACGAATTGCAGCCCGAACAGATAAACGCATTGCTTATGTCATCTTTGATTACAAGATTGCGAGCGCTCGAAGCCTCTGGCGCTGGCGCAAGTACCGTGGAGTCAATCCACACACAAAGCACATTCACATCAGTTTTACAAAGGCTGGCGACCAAGATCAAAAGTTTTTTAACATCCCATTACTAGGAGGCAAGGAATGAACATCAAACACCCTATCTATCTAACTGCTGGTGCATTCTTAGCAGCTTGGGCTGGATCAGAGTTTTCATTAGATTATCGCGCAGTACTTTTTGCGATCCTATCCGGTGTCTTTGGTTACGCCACGCCTAAGAAAAAGTGACGGCTAATGACTGGGCGGGACTGGTTCTCGCTATTGCCTCAACGCTTGCTATTGTTGTTGGCGGTTTGCGTTATCTGGTTCGCGGTTGGTTGTGGACTCTTACACCGAATGGTGGATCATCTCTCGCAGACCGATTGGCAAGAATAGAGACACGCCAAGAGC